ACTTTACCTTTTCCTGGTTACGCTGCTGTAGGTGGTGAAACATCTGATCTTGCTTTCTTATGTAAAGCAACTGCTATACCTGGACAAACAGTAGGTAATATACCTATTGATTTTAGAGGCAGAAAACTTAATATCGCTGGGGATCGAACTTTTGAACCTTGGACAATTACGGTATTAAACGATACTGACTTTAAACTGTACAGAGCATTTGAAAGATGGATGAATGGTATAAACAATATGACTGACAACGAAGGTATCGCAAATCCTGCTGATTATCAAGTTGATGGTTTCATTGACCATTTAGACAGAAACGGATCAACTCTAAAGTCTTATACTTACAGAGGATTGTTCCCAACTGCTTTAGGAAATATTGATTTGAACTATGCTACTAATGACGCTATTGAAGAATTTAGCGTGACGTTCAACTACCAATACTTCGAAACAGATACGACTACATAATATACTTAATAAGTTAAATCGAAAAGGAAAATTATAATATGGTAAAACTACTTGGGTTCGAGATAACAAGAAAAGATGATGATCTGGAGAAGCCGGCGAAAGCCAAACAGGCTTTCACTATCCCTTCTCCAGATGACGGTACAACAACTATATCTGCTGGTGGTTACTTTGGCCAATACTTGGATATGGAAGTTACTGCCAAGAACGACTTTGATTTAATCAAAAGATATCGTGAGATCAGTCAGCATCCTGAATGTGATACGGCGATAGAAGATATAATCAATGAAGTTATCATTTCTAATGAAAGAGATTCTTCGGTTTCTTTATCACTAGATAAACTTGCTATTTCAGACAATATTAAAACAAAAATTAGAGATGAGTTTGATGAAGTCTTACGACTATTAAACTTTGACGAAAAAGGTTTCGATATCTTTAAAAGATGGTATATTGACGGAAGAATTTACTTCCACAAGGTGATCGATCCTACTAGTCCTCGAAAAGGAATTACAGAAGTTAGATACATTGACCCTAGAAAAATTAAAAAGGTTCGTGAGATAACTAAAAAGAGAGATAATAAAGGCAAAGGTATTGAAGTTATAGAACAAACTGCCGAATGGTTTGTATATAATGAAAAAGGAATGTCTTCAGCAAATTCTAATGCTGGTATAAAGATTTCTTCTGATTCAATTACTTATGTTACTTCTGGTGTTGTAGATCAAACTAGAAATATGGTTATGGGTCACTTGCATAAAGCAATTAAACCTACTAATCAATTGAGAATGATTGAAGACGCTGTTGTTATTTACAGAATAGTAAGAGCACCAGAAAGACGAGTATTCTATGTTGATGTAGGAAACTTACCGAAGGTAAAAGCGGAATCATATCTTCGTGATGTGATGGCAAGATACAGAAACAAACTTGTATATGACGCTTCTACTGGTGAGATAAGAGATGACAGAAAACATATGTCAATGCTTGAAGACTTTTGGCTACCTCGTAGAGAGGGTGCAAAAGGAACTGAAGTATCTACATTACCTGGTGGTCAAAATCTAGGTGAGATTACAGATGTTCAGTACTTTCAAAAGAAACTTTACAAGGCATTGAATGTACCGATTTCAAGAATGGAATCAGAAGCAGGTTTCAATCTTGGTAAGGCTGCCGAAATTACTAGAGATGAATTAAAGTTTACTAAATTCATTCAACGATTGAGAAAAAGATTTACACAAGTCTTTGGCGATATACTAAAGTCACAATTGATTTTAAAAGGTATCATCACAATCGAAGATTGGCAGAAGATACACAATCATATTCAGTATGATTATCTTAAAGATGGATATTTTGCTGAATTAAAAGAAGCAGAGATTATGCGAGAAAGATTAAGTCTTGCACAAGAAGTAAGTCCTTATGTAGGAAAATATTACTCTATTGATTACATAAGAAAGAAAGTATTAAGACAAAGTGACGAAGATATAATTGAAATTGATAATCAGATTGCTGATGAAATTAAACAAGGTATTATCGCCTCACCTGAGGGACAGTCTATGGATAATGATGATGATAATACTGATATAAATATAGGAGATGAATAATTATGCCAAATGATAATGTAAAAGATATGGTTAATTCACTTGCGAGTGGTGACAATATTAAAGCTCAAGACGCATTTAAGAATGCTTTGTCTGACAAAATCGGACAAGCACTTGATGATAAAAGACAAACAGTTGCTACGGACTGGTTAAATAGTGCTCAAGATCAAGAAGCAATAAAAGACGCTAGTGGATTAGACGCTGGTGCAAGTAGTGTTGTTACACCAGGACAAGAATCGCCTGTGGAAGAACCTGTTGCTGATGAAGTTGAGATAGATCAAGGTGGAGAAGATGTTGAACCAGCTGTCGTTCCAGAAGTTTAAAAAAACTCTAGTAGAGTTGAAGGAAGACAGTCCTAAAGAAACTGCGGAGTTTAAGAAATTATCTCCTGCAGAAAAACAGGCGGTGAAAGATGTATTTACTTTGTTAGGTAATACTAAAGGTGAGATCATAACTAAAGTTGATGGTATTATCAAACAAGTAGCAAAAAAAAGAAACGTTAAAGTGTCTGCTATAGAAGACTATTTTGACAACGAAATATTAAGTTAAAGGAAATAAAAAATGGCAATTGCAACAAGAACACTCAAAGATACGGTAGTAGAAACTGGTGGTGGTGCGTCAGGTGGTAAAGTTACTGTTCTAGTAAACATGGATGATAACACTACTGCTAACTCAAACATACTAGACGCAAGTGGATTATCTGGACACGCTAACGGTGCAAAATTAGACATCACTAGAATATGGTGGTCTTTAGTACAAGGTACTGCTGACGATAATACAGGTCATGTACAGATACAATTTAAAGGTGCTTCATCGGATACTATCGCAATTCAACTTGCAGGTACAGGTCACTATGATGGTACTGCTGGTAAAATTACGAATAACGCAACTAACACAGGAGCAACTTCAGGCGACCTAGAGTTGACTGCATTAGGAACTTCTGGTAGTGTTATTATCGAATTAAGAAAAGACGAATCATTTACAGCGTAATTCTTATGACGATTGCGAATACAAAAGTTGTGGATTCCACTTCTAAATACATTGTTCAATCAAAAGGTATTGGAAGTGAAATCGATCAAATAGTAGTTGACGCTGAAAAACTTACAAGTGGTAATAATGAATCATTAGTAAGTTTAATAGAATGTTTTTATTTAATAGAAGGCACAGGTACATTAACATTAAGTGCCTCTAGTGAGGAAAACGATTTGACTTTGACTGGTAAAGGTAAGTATGGTTTACGACCTGATCAATTAAAGTTTGGTAACGATAAACAAATATTATTAACAACTGACTCAAATGTAGAAAGTTATTTGTTAGTGACAGAATTTAGGAGAAATAACTAATGGCTGACGTAGTAACAAGTCAAACGATAGTAGATACATCTGGTACAAAAACCGTGATGAAGTTTACAAATATAAGTGATGGATCAGGTGAAACACTTGTAACTAAAATGGATGCAAGTGCTTTGACTTTCATGACCGAAGATGCTAATAGAACAATTGCAAAAATATATTGGGCAATCAATACTACAAATGGTAAATCTGGTGTTGAAATATTGTGGGCAGGTAGTGGTACAAGTTCTGCTGACGCAACAATAGGATTCTTTTCTGGTCGTGGTTTTCACGATTACAATGTGGCAGGAAATAGTATTCCGAACAATGCAACACTAACAGCAAACACAAGTCCTGCTGGTGATATATTATTTTCAACAAAAGGATTTGTTGCAGGTGATAACTATACTATCATCATTGAAGTAAGGTAAACAAAGAATTAAAGAGAAGGTGGAGAAAACATGAAACTAATAACAGAAACAATAGAAGATATCGAAGTATTGACAGAAGCAACCTCTAACGGTGGCAAAGCATACAAGATAAGAGGTGTCTTTATGCAAGCGGATATTAAGAACCGTAATGGTCGTGTTTATCCAGTACAGACTCTTGCTAAAGAAGTTGCTAGATACAACGAACAATTTATAAACAAGAAACGTGCTTTCGGTGAACTAGGACATCCTGACGGACCTACTGTTAACCTAGAAAGAGTTTCACACATGATTACTAGTCTAAAACCAGAAGGTAAAAACTTCATAGGTGAGGCTAAGATAATGGATACGCCGTATGGTAAAATCGTTAAGAATTTAATTGACGAAGGTGCTCAACTAGGTGTATCATCAAGAGGTATGGGATCAATACAAGGCAGTACTGTCGGTAAAGATTTCTATCTTGCTACTGCGGCTGATATAGTTGCAGACCCATCAGCGCCCGATGCTTTCGTAGAAGGTATTATGGAAGGCAAAGAGTGGGTATGGGACAACGGCGTACTGAAAAGTAAGACTGTTGAGGAGTACAAAAGACAAGTAGAGAATACGAAACGTGCTGAATTGGCAGAAACGAAAGCCTCTATTTTTAACGATTTTTTATCTAAACTTAAATAACCTACGCAACTTTAAAACGTTTCGTAGAGTTTAAGATGATAAATTATATAAATAATAATAACTTAAATTTATAAATTTAAATTACTAATAATCAAGGAGAGACCGAATGTCAGAAACTACAAAAGAAGTAGAAAAGTTAGAGGAAGTTAATGCGGCTGTAAAAGACGCTGCCCCTGGCGAAGCTACTCACCTTAAAAATGACGCAGTTGATATGGGTGCTCCAGTTGTAAAACCAACTGATAAGAATCCAGACGCTGCTTCAAAGGCAAAACAAAATACTTCGGATCCAGCACTTAAAAGCGCTAAAGACGGCAGTAACCCTGCTGGAAAAGGCGACATGAAACCAACTTCTATGAAAGAAGAAGAAGTGGAAATCGAAGCAACAGAAGATCAAGAAGTTGTTGCTGAGGAAGAAACTAAAGAAGTTGAGATCGATTTATCTGCTGATGTTAAGGCATTAGTTTCAAGTGACGCTGATTTATCTGAAGAATTCAAAGATAAAGCTGCGACAATTTTTGAAGCTGCTGTTAAGACAAGAATCCAAGAACAAACTAAAATCCTTGAGGCACAGTACGAAGAAAAACTTTCAGCTGAAACTGAAACAGTAAAAGAAGCTATGGTCGAAAAAGTTGACTCATACCTAAACTATGTTGTTGAAGAATGGATGAAAGAAAATGAATTAGCAGTTGAAAGAGGAATTAGAACTGAAATTGCTGAGGACTTCATTACTGGTCTTAAAGACTTATTCAAAGAACATTATATTGATGTTCCAGAAGAAAAATACAATGTACTAGACGACTTAACTAATCAGAATAAAAAACTTGAAGAAAAGTTAAATGAACAGATTGCAAAAAATGTTGATTTATCAAAAGAAGTTTCTTCATCTGCAAAGTCAAAAGCAATTAACGAAGTTGCTTCAGATTTAGCTGATACAGAAAAAGAAAAATTCGAGAAGATGGCTGAAAACGTTGAGTATGATAGTGCTGACAAGTTTAGAGAGAAACTAGAAACTATTAAAGAATCTTATTTCCCTAAATCTAAAATTGAAGAAACTGCTTCGAAAGATGAAGTTGATTCAGTTGCGGCAAACGCTCCGATTGAGAGCAATACCGATGCTATGGCTGCATATACAGCCGCTATTACTAAAAACCTTAAATCTGTAAAGATTTAATTAATTAAACTTAGGAGAGATAAAAATGTATCTTACTGAAACATTACAAGACAAATGGCAGCCAGTATTGGAGCATCCTGATTTACCAAAAATCGGTGACGCATACAAAAGAGCTGTAACAACTGTTATCTTGGAAAACCAAGAAAAAGCAGTTAGAGAAGACAGATCATTTATGTCAGAAGCTGCACCAACTAACGCAACTGGTTCATCTGTTGACAATTGGGATCCTGTTTTAATATCACTTGTTAGAAGAGCAATGCCTAACTTAATCGCATACGATATTTGCGGTGTTCAACCTATGACTGGTCCAACTGGTTTGATTTTCGCTATGAAATCAAGATTTGGTTCACAAGCAGGTGCTGAGGCATTATTCAACGAAGCTGATTCAGACTTCTCATCTAGAGATGCTGCGTCTGACACAGGTTCAACTTCTGTACAAGCAGGAACTAACCCGAGTGTACTTAATGACTCACCCGCTGGTACTTACACTACTGGTGACGGTATGTCAACTGCACAAGCAGAAACACTTGGTGACGGAACTGATGAGTTTGCTGAAATGGCTTTCTCAATCGATAAAGTTACGGTTACTGCAAAATCAAGAGCTCTTAAAGCTGAATACACTATGGAACTTGCTCAAGACTTAAAAGCAATCCACGGTTTAGACGCTGAAACAGAACTTGCTAACATCCTATCTTCTGAAATCTTAGCTGAAATCAATAGAGAAGTTGTTAGAACAATCTACACAACTGCAAAAGCAGGTGCTCAAGTTAATACTACAACTGCTGGTATTTTTGATCTTGACACAGACTCTAACGGTAGATGGTCAGTTGAGAAATTCAAAGGACTATTATTCCAATTAGAGAGAGATGCTAATGCGATTGGTCAACAAACGAGAAGAGGAAAAGGTAACATGATTATCTGTTCAGCTGACGTTGCTTCTGCACTTCAGATGTCAGGTGTTCTTGATTACGCTCCTGCTCTTGCGACTAACTTAAACGTTGATGACACAGGAAATACTTTCGCTGGTGTATTAAATGGTAAATTTAAAGTTTACATTGATCCATATAGTGCTAACGTATCTGCTGCTCAATTCTACGTTGTAGGTTACAAAGGTACTTCACCTTACGACTCTGGTATATTCTATTGCCCATATGTACCACTACAAATGGTAAGAGCCGTAGGTCAAGATAGTTTCCAACCAAAAATCGGTTTCAAAACTAGATATGGTATGGTTGCTAATCCTTTCGCAACAACTAATGGTACTGGTGCAATTGACATAACGTCTCCTGCAGCTGGTGACCAAAACGTATATTACAGACGTGTTAAAGTTTCTAACATTATGTAATATTGGTTGATACCGATTATAAAAGAGGGCGCTTCGGCGCCCTTTTTTTTGTTCTAAAAACCATTATAAATAGTAGTATGACAGATACAAATATAATTAATAGAGAACCTACTAAATTTGATTATGCAAGTCCGATACAGTTTAGATTTAAAATGTCTAAACTACCAAAGGTGGAGTTCTTTGTACAGACAGCAAACATACCTGGTATTAGTTTAGGTACAGCAACTGTGCCAACGCCTTTGTATGATTATCCTGTACCTGGTGATACTATATCTTATCAAAGTTTCGATATGT